GTTTTGCAAGCAATGGCGACATCTGGTATCTCTGTGGAAGACTCTTTGATATTGACCCGCTGGGCGGGTAAGTGGCTTAAATATGCTTTCAATGTTGTGATTGGCAATTCGCCAGTCGAGCAGACTGGTAAGTTGCTACTGAAAGCATTTGATTCAGTGGAGGATGAGCCCGCTGACCTGGTGGAAGTCCACGAGGTTACTTTGGAGAGGACTGTTACGACCACTCAGACTGGCACCATCACCGTCTTGAAGAATGAAAAGCGCTCGCACAAGCTTAGGAAAGGGAAGCGCTCCGCATTTGCCATGGGTCTCGCTAAACGAGCCTATGTCAAGTTTGGGGCTCGGCCTGTGTCCCAGGCTAATGTTCTTGTCACTCGCAAGTGGGTCACTAAACTCATTGAAGATGAGTTCAAGGACCTTCGTACTTGTGACAAGGCAATAGCTATTGATCGAGCGACATTTTGCTCGTTTATTCCTACAATGGCTTGGAATAACACCAAGTTCGTTGTGGAAAATTCGACCAATGTGTCGGAGCGTATTGACGGCCTATCAGTATTCGACCGGATTGCCCGTTGGGCGAACCGGCCGGCTGCTGAATAGGGGTGCCCAGTTGTCGTGCGGGGGGTGGGTTGCAATCAGAGTAAAGCGCCCGACCACCCCCAACTGCACGTAAAACGACAATTGGGTGTGACAAAAGAGAGGGAATGTTTCCGATTGAACGGTGTATCTCCTGACATCGTTATTGCTCCTTTCAACAATGACATTGACACCTTGGTGCGCGCTGTGAAAGAAAGGGTCTTCTTTGTTAAGAATATTGACAAGAAGTCACCTAAACAGTTTGTGCCACCACCAAGACCACTTCCTGGTGTGTTTGCATCCACATTGCAAAATTCTGTGGACTTGTTACGACCTCATCTTCCATCGACCACCCCGTTGACGCATCAACAATTTGTTGACACAGTCAGGGGTCGCAAGAAGAAGAGTTACGAACAAGCTCTTGAGCTCATAGCTAACGAGGGGCTTGATCTCAAGGGTGACTCATCAGTTAAAGTGTTTGTCAAGTATGAAAAGACCGATCGCACTACAAAAAGTGACCCTGTACCACGAGTTATATCGCCAAGGAATCCTAAATTCAATATAGCGCTTGGTAGATATCTCCGACCCATGGAGGAGAGGATCTTTAAGGCATTGGGCAAACTGTTTGGACACCCAACTGTCATGAAAGGAATGGATACTGACAAAACAGCACGCATCTTGCGTGAGAAATGGGACCGCTTTAACAAGCCTGTTGCTATCGGGCTTGATGCCAGTCGTTTTGATCAGCACGTTTCTTTGGATGCTCTCAAACTTGAACACTCCATCTATTTAGATTGCCTTCCCTTGAAGAAACACAAGAAGAAATTGAGCAACATTCTTCGCCACCAGTTGATTAACCGTTGTCGTGGGTTTGTTGCTGATGGGAAGGTTGAATACACAATCGAGGGCACACGTATGTCCGGCGACATGAACACTTCACTTGGCAATTGTATACTAATGTGTCTTATGATTCATCAGTATGCTCTTGACCGTGGTGTGGACGTGCAGCTGGCCAACAATGGAGATGATTGTGTGGTATTCTTGGAGCAGAGAGATCTTGCAAAATTCTCTGATGGCTTGTTTGATTGGTTTTTGGCGATGGGTTTTAATATGGCTATTGAGGATCCGGTTTACGATTTTGAACAAATTGAGTTTTGTCAAACTCGTCCCGTTTTCGATGGGCGCATTTATACCATGAGCCGTAATCCAATCACAGCGATTGCTAAAGACTCTGTTTTCTTAAAAGGCCAAGACTATGCCAAGTTAATACCTTTATGGATGGATGCTGTTGGTACAGGTGGAATTGCCTTAGCTGGAGGTTTACCTATATTCAACTCCTTTTACTCCATGCTTCGACGGTCTGGAAATCGGGCGTATAAGAATGCTCGAGGCAAAGAGGTCTGTTTGGATAGTGATGAGATTCTTCCGTGGTATATGAGGGAAACCAGCATGTCGGGGAGGCGGACGAGTAATCGTCCCTCCCCCGAGGCGCGGGCTTCCTTTTATACTGCGTGGGGTGTCACACCTGATGAACAGATTTGCCTCGAGCAGTATTATGATGCCTTGTCATTGAATGGAAGAGTGAGCGAAGGTGATTGGCGGCCACGAGCCGTCTTCACCGAATGTGTCTAATATTATCGATGGGGTCCTTGCCTTACCACCAAAATCAATTTGATGAGCTAATATAATTAGCCAAGAGACTGCACGGTGGGGCCAATCATAGCCGGCAAGGATGAACAGTCCAGTTGAGTACTGTAACCCATACAACTTAACAAACGCATCCCAGCGTTATCTAGCATCATGCCATGTTTCTTGCGCCATTAGCAGCTGGAGCCGCTATAGCATCTGGATTTGGATTCAGGAAGAACGCCACTGCCATCAACAAGGTTAACACCAAAGCAGCGGCACCATTGCCAGCTCCTAAGGTTCGTACAGACATCGTACCCAGACCCCCACAAGCTGTTAAAGTAGCAGCTAGTGGTGAACTTGATTTTGCCCCAGTCACTCGTAGTGCTATTTGCGAGACAGCTGTAGCGGGTGCCCTTTCATTAGGTTTACCCCCTTTTCTTGCCAACGCAGCTTACGAAGCCTGTGAGAAGGTTCTGCCGTACGGTATCAATTACACTAAGGAGAAAGCTAAGCAGGTAGCGACCAAGTTAGCTACAAACGTGTACAACAGAATGACGAGAAAATCCAAGACCATTGCACCAACAATGCGTCCTACCTCACGACCTACTTCGGGTCTCAGGCCTGGCATGCCAATCACCATGACGGCACCCACCGGAACTTTCGGTGGTCGTATAGTGACTGCACCTGTTGCCAAGTCTATTCAAAATCGTGGAGGTGGACGGCCACGACTTACCACCACCCGCAAAGGACTGGTTATCACGCATAGTGAGATGATCGGGACGTTGTTTTCATCTGGTACAACTCTTACTTACAATGCTGTTGGCTTTGATGTTAACCCAGGTAGGTTTGCTACCTTCCCCTGGGCTTCCACCATTGCCTCCAACTTTGATAAGTATCGGTGTATCAAGTTGCAATTCCGACTCATTTCTAATCAGCCCACTTCTGTTGCGGGGAGGATAGGTGTTGGGTTTGATTATGACTCAACTGACACACTTCCAGCTGATCGTGTGGAGTTCTTCTCTCTCACTCATCATGCTGAGTGTGCCCCTTGGGATTCCATAGCACTAAATGTTCCAGTGGACTCAGCCTACAGATTTGTTAACTCGCACACCGCCACTGATCTTAAACTCATTGACGTTGGGCAAGTTATCATTATGGCGGATCAGATAGTTGCCACCCACACTAGTCTGGCCGATTTGATTGTGGATTACTCGTTTGAATTGATTGAACCCCAACAAGCTATATACTCCACCATGTTGCATTCTGGGGCTAACCCAGCGGCCTTCACTGATATGACGTTAGTTGGACCGATTGTTGCAGGTGTTTCTACGACAACCTCAACAACCGTGTACTTCTATAATCTGCCACAAGGCTACTATGATGTGTCTTATGTCACCCGTGACGCTGCTGCTGGTACTCCTACCGTTGCACTAGCTATCACAAATGGCCAAGGCACTGGTTCTCAATCAAACACTGGTTCCACAACGGACAACAATACCAATGCGCTTGTTAAGGTGACGGGTCCATCCTGTCAACTTAGGGTGACACTTGGTACTGTTGCAATTGCTAACTTAGAACTTATTTTGGCTAAGATCACACGTATATCCGCAGCTGTTTACAACGGTCGTGCATATGCTACAGCGCTTGCCACCTTTTAATTTACGTTTGTTTGCATCGTTGGTGTGAAATGTAACCTCAATGCCAAGCCCTGGTCCAACCGATGGTTGCACGCGACTTGGATGGGACATATGAGGGTAGAGATAACACCAATATTAGACCCGCTTCTGTGAGCGTAATCACAAGAAAAATAGAGTCAGTCCTCGTTCCACACCTAAATATTCCAGCCCTGGTGTGGAGGTGGTTGCAGTCCACCAGAATTG